GCGCTGCTGTGTACTCACGAGTATTAGCTTCCTCGACCTTAGCTAAGGAACGCTTCTCACTCTTCAAACAACTAATCCACAAACTCATCTCTGGGATCACACCTAACTTCGCTAGTCTCAATCTATCATCAAGGTCCTGACGAAGCGCTTTACTCGAAATCTTGTATTGATCTTCACCAATTTCCGTAAAAAGGAAACCTTTCCCCTTCTGCCCACGTGGTCTATTAAGAACATGGGGCCAACCAGGAGATGTATCCATTGACACGCGCTGCATGTAAGGATGACCAGCTATTCCATTAATAGCTTCGTCTTCCGTATACACACGCACAGGCCACTGTGGCTTCTTTTCCGTCCAATCAGCAAACATCCATTCGGCCGCTGCCTCAACAAAATGCTCGGGTAACTCGCTCGCCGGAAGTTTAAACTTGCTGATAGCTAAGACCAACGGACTTAGACCATCTTCTCTGGCATAACGAGGGTCTTTTTTCGACAAAACGCTCGGTTGTTTCGCTTCCTTTGACCAAGGCACATCTGATCCAATATAAATTGGATGCAAAGGCGACTCAGCTAAAGTACTTTTTTCACTCAAATTCACTGAGAATTTGGGCAACAAAGAGCCAAGATATCTATAATCAGCAGTATCCACTGGTACAACTTTAGGATAAACTTCCACTAAAGGATACGCTAAACATTGAGGCATCTCAACACATTTCTCACCAAGAAATTCTTCAACCATTTGTCTCGACAAAAGCTGACTCTCACCATACCAATTATGTCCAGGAAATCCATAAGATCCCCTATGAAATCCTAAAATAAATCCATGTATACTCGCCGTTGAGACAAGCACACTTCCACAAGATCCAGATACAAATCTACCTTCATACTGAAAACCATCTACAGTCCAAACACGATCGAGAGGACCAGTTATTTGACTAACAGACGAAGTAAACTTTGGAGTAACCTCCACTCTTTCCATTTCAAGATTCTTATTCATTCCTTGAACATAACAATCCGACAAATCCA